ATCCTTACATCTACATCCTTTGGAATCCATATTGTAGAGTTAGAGATTAGTTGTTCAGTATTACCTTGTGCATTTGTGCCATCTGAGTATTCTGTGTAGCCATCTAATGCAAGTAGTGTAGTTTCACTATTTACTTTTAGCCAAGCTGCATACGAAGTATAAGTACCATCAAAGGAGTGAGATATCTCATCTCTTACTAACTCAGCCACCTCAAAATGACCATAGCCTCCTGTACTATCTTTGCTTAGTTCGTAATTGTTAGTACTTGGCTCAGGAGTTAATGCACCTGTCCATATCTTTAAGTTTGCAGTAGCTGTTGGTGATTGATTAATCACTACATAGTACGGGCTTCTTACATTTATCTTACTCATGTCGTAAATTCTAATAAATCTTCTATATCTAATCCAAAGGCTTCTACTATCTCCTGTGGTAAATTATCAAAGGCTTTCTCAAAAGGCTTAGTAAAGAACATGGATGCTTTGATCCCTTTCTCATATATACTCTTCTGTAGTATAAAGCCTATAGTCCTATAGTTTCCTTTCTTGTATCTTCCTTTCTCATCTCTGAGTCTTATGTTTCTGCTCTTTGCCCAATCTGCTAAAGGTTGCATAGGTGGTTTCTTGCCTCTAAAGCTAAAGGGACTATTTCTACTCTGTGAGTAAGTACTTAACTTACCCTTTACCCCTTGATCTACAAACATCGCATAGTCCGCCATGAAAAACTCTAAGCTAAAAGAGTTAGGGTTCACCTGTAGATTATAGCTCATTGATTTATACAGATCTCCTGTAACACTCTTTTTTTGTTTGCTGAGGTTAGATCGTGATTGTTGGATCACATATTTAGCAAACTTATTCAATGCCTCTTGTGTTCTTTTATAATCAGCAGACATCTATATCGTTTTGAATCATTACATCAAAGGTTGCAGTCCACCCTGCCAACGCATTCTCGAATCTGTCTGTAAATGGCTCAATATTCACATCTCCTATAACCTGATACTTATCTCTGTACAAAGATCCTGCTCTTAGCTTTTGGATCAATTTGTTAAGTACCGCTAATTGCGTATTAAAGACATCCTGCTCGTTGTTATTACCCTCAAAGGTATTTGATACCTCTTCTTTGCTAAAGTCCACTACATCCATCGCTAATACGCTTATATTGAATGTTAAGGTATTCTCTCCTGAAGATACATTGTTCACTATGAAGTGTGATAGTGGGAATATAGTCTGCTTATCAAGATCCACCTTAGTAATATCACCATAGGTTACAGTATTGACATTGTCATCTGCCTGTAACTCATCCTTGATCTTTTCGGTCAGTAAGTAAAACCCTCTAATTCCTGTATTGGCCATTTGTCTTTTTGTTTATTTCTCGTTTCTCTAACTCTGCCTTGTCGCTCATGAACGATAACATGAGTAGGCACTCGTGTACATTTAGTTCGGTGATATGTTTAAATCTCGTAATATCTCCTTGAGCAAGTGCGTAAATTGATTGATACCAACCCCATTTTCTTCCGAAGACAGATGCTGAATCAAGTTGCTCTGTTCCGCCTCCTCCAAATAATTCATCATAGCTTCCGATAAGTCCATCCCTAAACGATAAAAAAAAAGCATCGCACCAAACGCTACATCTAACGGCATATCCTTCATAGCCTCTGTATCTGCACCTGTGTACTCTACAATATTGTAGTTATTTCTGTTCTTCTGCTCTATAGGTCTGTATAAGACCGCCATTGCTCTATGCAAATTATCTGTATCTCCTATAAAAGTATCTAAGTCCACATACTCTCCTAAGGTCATCTCATCAAGGTTAGGTATGAATCCATACTCTTGACCTTTAAGTGTGAATCTTCTGATAAGTTGAGGTTTCCTATTCAAGATCTCTACTAAAATATCTATGATCGCATTGGCATCTCTGTACTTGACCTGTATAGCCTCAGTACTCTTCAGACCGCAAAAGATCTCTAACATCTTCTGTGCAATCTTACCCTCATCCTCTGTAATCTTCTGATATGCAACAAACTTTTGGTATTGCCCAAGAGTCATCTCATTCAGTTCTGTAGGGACATAAATATCTACTTTCATATCTATATAACGCATTTTAAGTTAGGTTTTAGTAATGTACAAAAAAAAAGAGCAACCTTACGGGGTTGCCCTCTTCTCCTGCCATGACTCAAGACAGATTGTTACTAAACCAAAACTATTATTGAGGAGTCATTATCTCATTCCTGCCTCATGACATCTACCGCTACAATATAACTGATTGTAGTCTATAGGTTTGCCACACATTTGACATTCATTCTCTATACCGCTCATCTCGTTTATCATGTCTGCGATCTCATCAAAATCTACCTTATCTACAAATTCAGTAAAAAGTGTATCTATAAGGCTATCTTTAAAGTTGTCAGTTGCATCTCCATAGTCGTTTACCTCTAAGTATTCACATAACATATCGTAGCAGTAATCACCATCTATTCTGTCATCTACTCTGTGGTTATCAAAAAACTCTAAAGCAACTTTCCATGTTTCGTAGTTTCTCCAACCGTTGTATCTCTCCTTATCCATGTCTATATGTTTAGGTGATTCATAGGTCTAAATTTCATCTCCTGAACATCTTTTCTATAGCGTCTGCTAAGTTCTGTTCGGATCATAGTTACTACAAGTTTTGCCTCCTGTAGTTCGTTTTCTAACTGAGCCTCTGTCATCTTAGACAACTGCTCCATGTAAAGTTCTTCTGTAGTGTAAATCATGTCTTATTGTTTTAACTTACTTAAAGATATTAAAAATATTTGAAAGTACAAAATCCCCACCTTAAAAGTGAGGATCTTCATACTCTGATGCATATCCAAAGGCTACTCTAAATATCGAGTATTCGCCACATTCAAGTTTCACTCTCCATGATCCCCATCTGTAGTATAGGTTAATCTCGTAACCCTGTGGGTCAGGCTCTACCTTGTACTGACCTGCATAGTAGTCTAAACATTTAACCTTTGCTCTCTGAATTGTACATTCTCTACCTGACTCACTTACATAAGTTACAAAGTATGCTGAGCGATCTGTGTACGATAACTTGGTTGCTCCTTCACCTACAACAGGTGCTGCGTTACTTGTTTCTGCTAAACGATTCTGAAGTGATCCACCTGCTGACCATCTTACCTTATTTCTCTTATATTCCATGTCTAATAATTTACTGCTTCCATAACATCATAGTTCCTGCATCGTGCCACTCAAAGAACCAACCTGCTCGGTATGCCCAATGGTGTAAGTGCTTTCTAACTCCAAAGATGTAGTACTCTTCCTTGTAGTCCTCAGCGTAGTAGTCAAATAACTCCAAGCCTTCCTTGTCTGTTACTCCACTCTCTCCGCTTAACCATATACCCCCCTCTGATCCATCAAACCTTTCTGTCGTGCTAACGAATAGGTTAGGGTATGTGTTCTCTAAAATCTGAATCATGCGTTCTCTTGATCTTGCCATGTCTCCTAAATTAAAATTGTCCTTTGAATCTTTGACCTGTGGTGATGTCCACCCAAGTTTCCTCTTGCATAACCTGCTTGGTCTTTGCAATCTTTGCTCTTTCCTGTGCAATAGCATCTTCTAATGACAGGGTTCTACCTAAAGCCTCTTCGAATCTTACTCTACTCTTGGCTAATACTAAAATAACTTTTTCGTTCATTGTGTTTTGGTTTACTTAAACTTTCAATACTTAAAGATATTAAAAATTTTTAATACACCAAATACTACTGTAATTTTTTTTAGTTTTCTTATCTAATAACCTATCTAATGTATAGATTTTTTGATTTTCTTATCTGATGACATACTTACCAAAGTTAGGCTTACTTAGTACACTATATGTACCATACCTAAGACTGTCGATCAAGTGATCATTGCCATCAACAGGAACATTGAGTAGCTTACCTGTCTTATCTTCTCTCCATCTGTAGTTTCTTATCTCCTGTATCAAATTGTTGCTATCCTTTGTTACATGGATCCTATACCTCTTTAATAAGTCTATAGAGGCTCTTACTGAATCTTGTCCCTTAGTACTTGGTCTGATATTCCAACCCATCCTTCTCAAGGTATCTATGAGTCTTGGTTCTGCTGAGTCTGCGTATATAGTCTTGCCTCCTACACCGATCTGCTTAAACTTAGAGTTTATATCGTTGGCGTGCATCATAGTCCTGTAGAGTAGTTCTCTAACATACAGGTCAAATCCCTTTTGGTAAATCTCTACTAATGCAGTTGGATCGTTAGTAAATCCAAAGTCCATTCCATAGGTAAGAAACTCTGCATCCTCAGGGATCTTATCTGCTTCCATATAGTTAAAGATGATAGCCTTAGATACACCACGCTGACCTAATCCATATACTTGCCAATAGGTCTCATCTGTGTCCTTTAATCTCTCTATCTCCTGAATAAGGGTAGGATCTAAGAAAGGATTGTCTAAGTAGGTTGTTACATGGAAGTCGCAGTCATCCCTCGTAATCAAGTCATCGTATATCCAATGGTACTCATCCGATGGGTTGTAGTCAAGTATGATCCTCTCTGTAGTACGGATGTTTAGCTGAAAGAAATCCTCCTTAGTAATCTCGTTACCCTCATTGACAAATAACAGATCCCTTTTACGACCTCTCACCTTCTGAGGCTCATCCAAAGAAATAAACTCTACAAGGTTACCAAATAGTTTGTACTCATTAAGGCTCTTACTGTGATTTTCTTCCCTGTAGAGATTATGCTTTTGCAGTATATCAAAAAAGTCCCTCATAGAGGAACCTCTTAATGACGGTCCGTGCTTACGACAGATAGTAACAATCTTATCTCTCTTCTTCATACAATAGACAAAGATGATCCATGTCAGGATGTTATATGTCTTTCCTGACCTCGTACCTCCTTGTTCTACAATAAAGCGGCTATCACTCTCCTGTAAATGGTCAAATACCTTATTTGTCTGTACGGAGTACTTCAATCTCTACCTTTATATCTTTATCATCAATACCTGTCAGTTCATGTCGCTCTACATAGCCTCTATGCTTCCCTTTGGTCTTTAGATAAAATATAATAGCAGTTATGTTGTTGTGATTAATTGCTTCAAATAGTTTGCTCTCCACAAAGTCTAAAGGCACATTAAGTACCTCATCTACTCGTTTCTTATATTCCTCATCTTCACGCATCCATCTATAGGGTGTAGTCCTATCTACTCCTATCTTCTTAGCTGCATGACTTATGATACCCATTGACTGCTCTAATGCCTCAATGAATTTCTCTTTTTTTATGTGTTGCTTTTGTTGCATTAAACCGTTCTCGGACTCTTCCATGCTTTGCTGTATTTGTGTTCTTTTATATTCAACGCATCAAATACCCCATCCTTGTACAATAGATCTACCTCATCTTTTCCTGCACCTATACTCTTGCAAATGTAATCTACTGATACCTCATGCTTATCTATAAGTGTCTTGACTATATCATGCATCTTAACTGCAATATGGTTACCCTTTGCTCTGTTAATACGAATAGTCAGTAACATTCTTTCAGGTTCGGTTAGATCCATTACTACACAGGGTACCTTTCCCTCATACTTTTCCTTGAGGGCTTTGCTTGTTCTTGACAAAAAACTTCTGTGGTACCCATCTATGATCGTGTAATCTTTATTCACTAACACAGGTTGGATCCACCCATTCTTTAGTACGCTCAGTTCTAATAACTGCAATTCTTTGTTCAGTACTACATTTGGGTTGTAGTCGTTTGCATTGAGTTTCTCTGCATCCACCCATTGTACATTACTTATTGGATCTTCTTTAAACATTATGGTCTCTTTTTAATATATCAAAATCGTGTCTATATACAGGAGGGTATTGCTTACCTGCTTTTACCTCCTGAAAATATTGCTCTACTGCCTCTGCGTTTCTGTGTTTGCTATGGTGCATCATGTGGCATCTCCAACATAACTCTAATAACGCATCATTGACCTTCTGTAGTTCTTCCTCTGTAATGTCTATGGGGAACCTATTAAACGCATCTCGTAAGGTATAGTAGGTTGCATCGTAATCCTCGTTGTGCAGTTGTATGATCCCTTTGTCTTGACCACATTTGCAGCACTTGGTAGGTTGTTTGATCCATCCTAACTTCTTTGCCTTGTTAGTTAGCTTTAATGACTCCTTTCTAAACTCTGCACTCCATTGTTTGTAGTTCCTCATTCTTCCTCTTTTATTGCATCCCATTGATAAACCACATCATGTTCAGATTTCTGCTCTATAATGTAGTAGTTTATTGCCTGTAAAGCATCTATTAACTCCTCGTTCTTATCTTCTTTGTCTCTGCACATATCTCTAAATTCACAAACATAATTCTGAACATTATGAAGTATCTGTTGCCAATGTTTACCATCAATAGCAACTCTTAGATCAGCATCTTCTCTTGGTAAATCAAATTCTAATACTGCTTTCATTACTCTTGACATTTATTAGCATAATCAATAGCTGAGTTGTTCACATTCCTGTAGTGATACTCTACATAATCGGCATAATTACTATACCAATCTACAAGTCTTTCTAATTCCTTTAGTCTTTTCTCCATGTTAATTAAGTTGTTTTTTTACATAAGCTATACCCTGCTTATTCGTTGATACTACCTTAAAGCCTTCCTTTAGATACTTTGGCAAACTCATAGGGGTACAATATGCCGACAATACCTTTGGCTCATACTTTAAGATAGCAATAATTCTTGAGTCCCACAAACGAGAGTAGTGTCCCTGCTTTCTAAATCCGTTGGCTACATAGTCTGTCTTTAGCCTTATATGATCCTCTGATATCTTTTGCCATCCGACTACTGCAATAACCTGCTCATCTTCTATGACTCCTAAATATTCAGTATTCTCATCTTGCTTCTTGATCGCCACTCTCTCGATCCGCATATACTTAGCAAATCTTCTGTAAACCTGACTATGCTCTAAGGGACATATTTTCATACTCAAAGTATATATCTTTCTGTTCAGGGGTTGGTATTATGTTTCTCTTGTAGGCTCCACTAATGATCTGACCAAACAAGTAATATGCAGGGTAACCACCAAATGGGTTTTTAGGGGTACACCTGTTCTTTCTCGTGATTCTACATCTTGCTATCCTATTCATAGCAGTCTTGTATTGATACTCATCTGTAAGTTTCTCTTGGATGTATAACAAGATAGCACCCCATGGATCGCCTCCTGCTTTTTCCTTAAACTCATAGATAATCTTCTCTGTAGATCCTTTAATCACATCCTTGTAGTATCGTGCCTGTAATTCCACCTCAGGAAATACATTCATGATCTGATTGTACAATATTGGGTCAATGGTCTTAACCTTGTATAACTGTTTGGCTGCTTCTGCGTGTAAAACTGTAGCTACCCTTAGACTATCCTTGTTAAATATCTGCATATCATAAACCTGACAATACTCGATATTCTTATCGTAGAAGTACCTGAAGATATCTTTCTCCTCCCAATCATATAGTGGCTTACCAAGTGTTCCGTTCTTTAGGTTAGGGTTCTTCGTTAGATATGATACCTTACTCATCGTAATACCTGCAAATCGCATAAGACTCTCTGATGCTCGTATCCCAATCATGGTACATACCCTCTTGTTGGTTTTCTCAAACACCACTTTATCAAAGTTGTTCTGATTGTAAACACCCTTCAATGTTATAGATCCTTCAGGCTTAGGTATGATCCATTCCCTGTTTGGATCCCATTGTATGTACTTACGCTTCTCTCCTAAGATGTATATCTCTGACTCTAATGGAGTAGCATAGTACCTAAAGTTGTATCGTGGGTTATCCCTAAAGGTCATTACAAAATCTCGTACAAAGGAGTTAATCATCTCCTCATCTCTAAATAGCACATTGATCTTATCTGAGATTCCCTCATTATCAAAGTACTCTTCTACAAGTTTGAGCATAGCAAGACTATCTTTCCCTCCTGAAAAGCTAACCCATACCTCATCATGACTATTGTAGATCCTGTCTATGCGTTCTAATGCCGCTTCATAGACATTTTGGTCTAAGTATATTAAATCTTCTTTCTTAGCCATCTATATCACCTTGAATAAACTTGAGTATCATTTTGCTTTCAGGCATATTGTTGTCCTCATAAACCTCAGCAATATATCTTAGTACACGCTCTGAAACATTCTCGTAATCTGAGAACTTGTTTTTCAACCTCTTCAAAAATGCGTACCAAATATCCATCTCCTCCTCGTTTGCAAAGTATATAGTGTAGTCGTTAAACTTAGTATCTACTGATTGCTCGTATTGCTCCTCATCTATCTCGACCTTGAACATATTAGGATCAAGATCCACACCCATCTGATCTAACTCTAAAGCATCGTAGCTTGAAGTAAGCATATCAAAGTCCCATTCCCCAAAGCTAACATTATCCTTGATGATAAACTGCCTCTTCTCCTCTTCAGTCCAATCTTCCATGTTGTCAATCCATACTTCCTTAAGTCCTGCTTCAATACAAGCTAAGTATCTCATGTTACCTCCTTGTATCACATAGTTTTCATCTACCACAATAGGTCGTTTCTCAAGCATCTTAGGTAACTCCTTAATGCTTTGTACAAGTTTCTCAAACTTAACACCCTTGATCGTTCGTGGGTTGTCAGAATTCTTGTGTATTTTGTCAATGGTAACTTTTTGCTTCATAGGTATATAACGAATTTATTTAACAATTTTGGCTGACTCTAACGATTCGTGTTTTTCGTACATCCTCTTTGATATATCTAACAATACATCTACATCGTTCTCCTGTAGTGTCATAATGTTCTGTACCAACATATTAATCTTAGCTTTTACCGTAGTGTATTCTGCACTAAGTTGTACTAACCATGAATCCATGTTAGGGTTAGATCTCCTATAAACTGCAAAGTTGTTTAGGGAGTGTAATGCAGTAGCATGATCGTAACTCTTACCCTCATTCTCATAAAACTCCTTGATCTCATGTAGTGTAAAATCAAGATTGTTATACAATAGGTAGTTTAACAAGGATCTTGCATCAATAACTGCGTGTTTCCTTGAATTACTAAATATGTCTTGACCTGTTAGTTCTACTACTTTGTTAGCTACTGCTAATGCTCTTGTAAACTTCTTATCTCTTCTCTTAATTTTCGTATTCATATTGTCCGTAATATTTTCTCATTTGGTTATTATTCAACTTAGTCTGATATACTTTCTCTGTCCACATACACCATCCTGTAACATAATTCCTGTTTTCCTTCTGCCAATCAGGTACTAAATCATCTTCAATCATACAAATTATCTCTTAGTTTTAAAAGGTTATAACATTGAATATACTTCTCTCTTGCCTTGCTCTTGTATAAATTCTTGTACAATTTAAACACCGCCTTAGTAAACTCAAAGTGTGTTTCACAAGTGCTAAGGTTCTTCTCTACCCATCTTTGCCCATACCCTACACAAAAGTTCACATTGTCTGCCGTATCTCCTGTAATCATTTGCCCATAGAAATTGTACATCGCCTGCCAATCATTGATGTCATATACGCACCTATGATTCGAATGGTAATTATACAACAAACAAGGGAACTGCTTATAGTCTTTATCAATAGATACGATCATTACATTCTCTCTCCCATGTTCTTCCGATAAAATCTTCCACTTAGAAGCTACCACATCATCTGTTTCTACTCCGTACATATAAGTAGCATTGTAAGTATCTACTACATACTTCTGCATAAAAGGTAACAACGGAGGTAACTCTCTCCTTTTCCTGTTAGCCTTGTACTTGTCGTATATGTACTTCCTAAAGTTTCCCCTGCTATTAGCAAAGACCTCTACCTCATCTACAGGGTAGTGGTTCTCCTCTATGTCGTTTATAATCTTCATGAATACCTCATCAAACTTATCATAAGCATCTGTGATATTCTCAAAGAATATAGACTCATCAGGTTCTCGCTTTGTCTTGTAACAACTTGACCATATCAAGCTATCTGCGTCCACTAATAAAATCATTCTTCTGCCATTTTTAGATTCAACTCAAGTTCTCTTATTCTCTCTTCTAACTCACGGATCTTTAGATCTCTTTGCCGTACAATCTTGTGTTGCTCATCCACGACCATATCAAAACCCTTACGCTCCATAGTTAGTCCATTTACAAAATATGCTATGTTTAGTATAAACTTAGTCATGAGTTTGATCTCTTCGTTTGAACTCTTCTCTGACCACTTCTTTACTAAATCTAAAGCACCTAATATATCTGCATTATATTGCATCTCCTGATAGTCCCTCATGCCTTAAAGATATGAAATATTTTTAATAATCTAAGGTTATACTCATGTTCTTTTGATCCCTTTTTGACCTTAGATAGTCTAACTCTCTCTGAATGTAGTCCTTAGCTTTTTCTAAGTCCTTAATCTCATCTTCTTTTCTTCCTGCTCTGATGACATACTTGACCACATTACCTCTGTTGAAGTTTAGGTCATAGTCTTTGCAAATATCAATGACATCTTTCTTACCATCTCCCTCGTAGTGAATTACTGTACTTCTCATTTGATTCTAATGTTATATGCTAAATATGTATCTATTCTGTTTAATAGGTCTTTCTTGTCCTCTATCTTATGATCTTTATAGTACACCATAAAGTGTCCTACCATATAAGTCTCTTTGTACTTCTCTTTCTGTGCATTATGATTCTCTTTTGCTCTCACCTGATACGCACTATTCATTAATTTGTAAGTATGAGGTTTAATCTGTATTCCAAAGAGTAGATCCTCTCCTGAAAATGCCTGCCAATCTGTAAAATACTCAGAATCTAATTCATAGGGTGCTTTCTCAAAGTCTATTAGTGGAAAGTATTTATCTAACTGCTGAATGATATTGATCTCTTCCTGCATCCCGTTCCATGTTTGACCTACAGTTCTATAGAAAACATACTCTGCTGCTTCTTTCCAATCTGTATCGTAATTCAACTTTATAAACTGAGCAGCACTAATCAATGCCTCTCGATCTACCTGACCATAATAGTACCTTTTCCACCCCTCCTTGCTAATATCTCCTGTAACTAAATTATAGTAATCATCGTAGATCTTAACACACTTGCCTACTGCCTGTGCTGAAAAGTATCTGTTTAATCTTCTATCCTTGTTGAGGTTCTTGTATAACTTCTCAGGGACTTTGTTTTTAAAGTATTCTTTCTCCAAAATTTATGAGTTTTGCATCTTGTTTGTCAAGCCATAACATATCGCCATCCTCCTTAGGTGTTACCTGCGGAATCCAAAAAAGATAGTTAATTGATTTGCTCACATAAACATAAAGAATCGTAACTCCATCATGTACCGACATCAGCTTGTCGTAATTCTGTTTGCTTATATATGGTTCTTGGTTGTCGTAATGAAACTTAATAACACATGGTATATTCTTAGGTGTATATCCATGAGCATCATACCCCCATTGATCGCTTGGGTTATAATCTAACTGCCATCCATCAAAGTTATTAAGGACAAGTATAGCTGCTTTAGTTATATTATTGCTCATATATTCTATCTAAATCTTTTATCCACGATATCACTAATTTTTTATTGCATCCACAAGGCACACTAAACTTGTGCTTAAAGTATCTTGCATGAAGTTCAGAAATAATCCTTAATTGCTTATTAGTAACTACATTTCCTGTAGGTCTGTTTTCAATCCAAAGATCTAAATCCTCTTTACTCATCGGTGTCATAGCAAGAACAAGTTAGCCTGTTTAAGAATAACTCTCTTTGATAACAACCGCACTCTTTTTTACCAAATAGACCTGCGATCCATAATGAGACATTGTAGGCATTACCTAATGTCAATATCTCAGTTAGTCCATGTACCATCGTTCCTAACTTTATGATACATCCAAGTTTTCTAAGTAGTTTCATATCTTGTTTTTTAGGTTCTTCTTTACCTTGTTATAAGTGTTCCTAAGCCTCCAATAACTAATATTAGTATCATCACTTAACTTCTGAATACTAACTCCATCATCTATATACTCGTAAACTCTTCTATCGTACCAATGCAAATTGTCTAATTCCTCCTGTATTTTCTCATAAACCTCTCTAAAGGGAACATTGTCATCTTGCGAGATAACACGAAGTAAGATATCAGGATCAACATAAGTAACATTCTTTTCTTTCCTCTTTAGATCCAAGAAGAGTGATCTAAGAGTCTTAAAGATATAATAATAATTAATATCATCTTCCTCATAAATTATATCTAAACCCTCTTGAATCTTTACATGAATCTTTATGTACATCTCAGAAACTAAATCCTTAGCAGTTTCCTTGTTACAACCCATTGACATAACAATAGCTACCCAATCATCATGTTTTTGGTAAATCTTTTCTAATTCCTCCATGATGTGATGTGAATAGCAAATAAAAAGAACATAATAGTTATCTGTCTATAAAAGTCCTCTTCTGCTATCTCATCACTATTAGGCTCAAGAGTAGGATCATAATATAAGATCCCTACGCTTAATCCATAAACAGGAATAAGTTGAATATTTGTCCCTCCGTTAGGTGTTTCAATCTGTATCAAAATGGTAGGTTCTGTGTTACTTTAGGTTTAACATCAATAATATTTCTGCCTCCTATTGTAAACCCTACATTGTTCTTTATGCTTCTTAACATGATCGGTGCATCTATAGGTGTGGGTCTGCCTCCACTATCTATATCTTTCACCTTTCGTACATGGATCATACTATACATCCAATCTGTCGGATGCTGAATGTATCGGTGTATAACCCAAAAGTCATCTGCTCTATTGACAAACTTACCACCACCCTCGACATCTGAAGCCATTGGTGGGATAGGATGCCCCTCGTATTGTTCTCTTTGACTATGTTTCTTTCTTAATGCATCTGTAGCTGCATGGGTGTTAAGCCATATAGTTACACTATTCGTTTTACAAAATACTCTGAGTTCACTTGTAACCATGTAGTCGTACTCGTGTCCGTTCATGCTTGTAAACTCTTTGTCTTTCATTAAACTATTATACGGATCTATTAATAGTCCGTTATACTTCCATTGCTTCAGAACCGTATTAGCGACTTCTAAGAGACTTTTGTACGAATGTAGTACATTAGGGTCAATGAACTTAAAATGCTCGTTAATCCATGCCGTATGTGTCTCTATAGTTGCCATCTCTATTCTGTTTATAGGCTCGGCTTCTATGAACTCGATAAACTTGCGTATAAGTGTGTAGGGTTCGTTCTCTGAACTATACACCAACCACTTCACATTGTGTTGTCTTGCGTACAATAACATCAAGTACATAATTACCGTAGTCTTACCCACATTCGCGTGTCCTAATATGACATTAAAATTAGAGGGCTTAAACCTAAGAAACTCATCTATACTCTCGATCCCTAACTTTAAACCCTCCTTAATCTTACCTGTCCGTATGTCCTTTATCTTCTGTAGTTGCTCATCTATGTTTACTATCATCGGTTGTTTTTGGTATTAAGATAATAAAAAGAGGGGACATAGTCCCCCCTCAGTTAAAATGGTAGATCCTCATCTCTGTCAGGTGCAAATTGCGAAGAGGTTACTGCCTCTACCTCTTGCTTCTCACTTGACTCAATTCTCCATCCTTTGATAGTGTTAAAGTACTTTGTAACTCCATCCTTTGTCCATGCTCTACCACCTATGTTAATACCAATCTTTACTCTCTCTCCCACCTTGTACTTGTCCAACACCTCGCACTTATCCTGTGCAAACTGAATCAATACATCTTGTGGGTACTTCTCCTCAGTAGTTAATACAAGATCCCTTTTCTGAAAACCCTTATCTCCAAAAGACTGAGTCTTGTCTATAAGTTTAATAACTCCTTCTAATTCCATGTTATCCATTATTTACAAATTCTACAAAAATTCTTGCCGTATTCAAAACCTCTTCTACTCTGCTAATCTTGTCTGTACCATGAAACTCAATAGCTGCTTTTAGACTCGATTGTCTTATAATAGAGGTTTGCGTATCAGGTGCCTTACTTTGACCACTAAAAGGTTTAGATGGAATTTGCTGAACATACGCAGGTTTCTTAAAACTCTGCTGAGGTTGTTCTTCAGGTGCATCTACAAGTTTAGCATTACCCGTTTCTTCGTTCTTAAGTTGATAGTAGATCTCTTCTCCTACTCCATGCTTAAATGGATAGCCCTCCTTAGTCAGGAAGTATAAAACTTCTCCGCTCTTTAGGATCACCTGCCAATTATGGTAGTTTCCATAGTTGTTAGAATAATCCTGTTTCTGTTCAATGTGGTTAATGTTACCCCTTAGTGTTTTAGCCATTGTCTGCGTTTTTATAATAATTAAGTCTAAGTACTAACTGAATAATCTCAGCTTCTTTTTTATCTAAAACCTCATTCAGTCCTTCTATCTCTTTATATGATATAGATAAAACCTCATTAAGTCGTTTTACTTCTTTTTCTAAGGCTTCGATTCTTGCTTCTTCGTAACCTTTTACTCTGTTTACATCCTCACTATAGGTCATCTTTCTGAGAATGTATTAGTTCACAAAGTTCCATCCATGGTGTACTATGAGCAGTACCTCCTACTGACCAAGTAGTTAAAGAGTTAATAGTGTAGTCCTGATCGTATGTTTTCCAATCATAGATCGTGAAGTAAGAACCCTCAAATTCTAATACCCATTCCTTTTGGACTTTATCATCCGCAGATGCGGTGTTGTAAGTAGGCTCTCCTAAGATCGCTACTAAATCATAATAGGTAATGTCATACAGACTACCTACTTTGTGTGTACTCACGAATGGTACATCATCTTCTGTAAATACAGAATCTTTTAAGTTAATCTTTGTCATCTTATTGTCTTTTAGAATCATGTCTTAAAGATAATTAAAATTTTTTAATACTCAAAATGTTAAACAAAAAAAAGAGGCTACCTATTAGGGCAACCTCTTCTTAACATAGGAGAACTATTGTTAGGGGACAATAAGACAGATACTCAAATATATATCAATTAGTCCATCTCTGCAAGTTTTTTCTGATATTTTTCTATCATCATGTTTAGATCATATCCTGAGAACTTAACTGTTTCTCTGCTCTTCCTAAGTAATTCCTCAGCTTTCTCGGATCCCAAGAATATAGAATACTTATACTGCTCACCCTGATTGTATAGGTTACAAGATTTACATTGTACCTGTACATTATCTTCATCCCATCGAGTTGCATAGTGTTTGCGACTCATGAAATGTCCTGCATCCATTCTTTTCCAATGATCCTTTTTACCACAAGTAACGCAAGTAGCTATATCTCCCTGAGCATATCTTCTTCGTATATACTGAGAGAATACTGTGTCTAACTTCTTAACTAAGTGGCTTCTTGTAGGTTTACGCTTTGCCATAGTCCTTGTCCTCGGTTCTTAGTAGTGATTCACCGAATCTTGGATCTATCTGCTTAATAGCACGATATATGGCTCTTGAGTTTTTGCGTACTTGTTGTATCTCGCTTTTAGTAGAGTCTGTACCTGTGTGTGCCCACATAGTAGCTACCTTATGTAACAAAGCATCTACTTTTCTCTTGTCGCTATAAGTTTTATAGCTTAATATCTTGTCTGTAAACTCCTGAATTTCCATATCGCTCATATATATATAATATTAGTATATATACTATATAACTATATATATAATATATATAAGTAGAAAATACTAATTTTTGTAAGAAGTACCAAAGTAATAGGCAAAAATATTTGACACTACTACTCCTTCAATCATACCCATTAGGTGAACAAAAAGGTCGTTATCTAATGCAGTTGGCTCATATACAGTTGCGTAGATCATAAACACAAAGGCTGATAAACCTACAATTCCTGTTATAAACATGAGGTGATCTTTCTTACCTGAGTTAGCTACCCCTACCTCTCTCTGTCTTGCAGAATCTCTATCTTCTACTTCTGCTTTATACGCTTCTGTAGCCCACTTCTTAGCCTCTGCTTTTTCTTCAGGAGTCAATTCTTCGTCGTTATCTATAAGGTTCTTTACAACCCCCAAGATCCCTTCTTCAGGCAATAGTCCTGTAGCTTTACCGAGTAGCTTACCAATTTTTGTTTCTTTAAAAGGTTTCTTCATCTTAGTATGTCCAAATTACAAAAGGTGCCTTATCAAGGTCAATGTCCACATGAATAAAAGTATCTGCAATACCTATTCTATTAAACCCTACTTTCATTAAAGAATCTATAAGGTTATATCGATCTGTAGAGTTATCACAAGCTATGTCTGCTGCTAACCCTTTTAGGTGGCTTGAGTGTTTCTTGCCTCCTACTTTTTCATTATGCTCTTCTGTTCGATAACCTGAGGTAATAGTCATAGGGCTTCCGTATAGATCCCTTGCTTGGTCAAGCATCTTTAATAGACCCTTGTCCATTTTTTTACCACTACCTTTTTCATCAGGTGAGTCAAACTCTGCGTACTTAAAATTTCTCATCGTTCGTTTATTATTTCTCTTAGCCTCTGTATATCTTTTCTAACTCTCTCCCTTTCAAGTTTAAAGTCTATAACCTCATTTTCTAATACTCTAATGTCAGGGAATATGTAAGTGTTCTGATTGTATCTTAAACTCTTTAACTCATCTTCGTTATCTGCAATTCGGTTCTCAAGTCCAAAGTACAAGTAAACCGCAGTACCCACTAAGATAACTATCTGAATGAGCCACTTGATGTTTATTGATAAGCTACTATCATCATTTAGTTTTGGAGCGGTCATTGATCTTGTCTTTTATTTCTCCTTTCACATAATAATAAACTTCCTTACCTAAGAGTCCAAAGAACCCCCCAATAAGACCTATAATCGCTGCATTTAAAAATCCTAACAAACTAACTGAAGATACTGCTGTAAAGATGTACCCTGCAAAGAATGATATTTTACTGTCAATAGTCATTGTCTTTATTTATATATATAACGAATGTTGATTTTATTTTAGCATTTACAAAATAGTTCCTATTGTTCCTAATGGTCCTGAGTAGCCATTGTCTAAATATTGTAGTGCCTCATCATAGGTAGCAAACCTACCTTTTACCTCTACGCTTATTTGAACATTAGAAGTAGAACCTGTGTTGTTAGTTACAATAAAGAACTCACCATAAGTTCCACCTGTACTTACATTGATACCAAGACCTGTATCTCCCTCTTCATATTTCTTAAAGCTACTTGACATTTGATAACCATCAGGTGCTACTAATAGAATATATGTCTTTACATAAATAGCCTTATAGTATTTAGGAACTCCTGCATCTGTAAATCCAACGGTAATTTCAGCAGTAACTACTCTCGAAGGAGTATTGGTTGTTACCGCAGTATCAAACTTCAGTACAGGTAAAGCAGCAAGGTTGTTTATCTGAGTAGCCTCCATAGTATAGTATAGCCTACCTGTGTTAAACAGATAGTTGGCTTCTATATTTACAGCATCAGAGTTTTTAATCTCTAATCTGTCTCCTAAACTCTCAAGAGACAAACCACCAAATACAGTGCCTCCTGCTACATTACCACCCTTTATCGTACCTACTTCTGTTGAGGACTGAGTAAACGATATTTTAGAAGTAATATTGCTTCCGCTTGTGTTGTCAACTACAATCTCATCCTCTTGAATAGTAACATCTCCTGCATTTAAAGTACCTGTAAAAGTACCATTACCATCAACAGTTAAGGTAGTTCCATTGAATGATAGTTTGTCCTTTAGTGAGAACTGACCTGCATCATCAAGATAGAACCCTGTATCTGCAAGACCAAAGTTACCTGCACCCTGATATATTTTAGTAGAGGTTATAAAAACTACATCTTCTAAGTCAGTAGTAGTTCCGTACGCTGTATTACCATTAGAAGCATTGGTATTAATTACTGAAGCAGCCTCTCCATCAATTAAAGTGTCTGAAGATATTGTAGAACCTGATTGAACGGTAATTTGTCCTGTTACATTTAAATTAGTTCCGTTAAATAACAACTTCTGACCCAAACTAAAGTTACCTGAACTATCTACATAGAACGGAGTATCTGCATCATCATAATCAGGAGTAACTCCCTGTTCGTGTATTGCTATTACATCATTGCTAATTGTAGCAAATGCATTCTCTAACTTGTCTGTAGTATTCTTAGCTGTGTCTGCTGTTGATTGAGCGTTGCTTGCTGCGGTAGCTGCATTATCAGCAGTTGTTTGTGCAGCATCAGCATCAGATTGAGCATTACTCGCAGCAGTTGAAGCACTATCTGCGGTAGACTGAGCAGCATCGGCAGAGGCTTGAGCAGCGATAATATCATCAGGACTAACCTCTGTTCCATCACCTGCTATAAACACCCCTCTCATAACCGCATTACCGCTTGTTATGCTAAAGTTTGGTGTTACTATATCTCCGCTACCTAAGTCAAAGAAAGAGCCTCTTTGAGTAAATACAGAAGTACCTGCATCAAAATTCGCTCTATTGATTCCTATAGACTGAATAATACCCGTCTTGATATTACCTCCATCAATAATAGAGAATCCTTTACTACCAAGACCCTCTGTTAAAGCATTGAATGTAACAGGACTTTCGAATCCTGTAGCATCTTCAATAGCAGAATAAGTTACGCTTCTTGATTCCGTAGTTCCTGCACCCTCATCTCTTGAAGTGAATCTTGCTATATAGTAAGTAGTAAGATTGTATCCTGTAATTGGAGGCGTAAGGCTAAAGTCTGAATCATTAATGGTTAATAGGTCAGAAGTAAAGTCAAAAGTAGAACCCGTAGGAGTTGCAGTAGGTACTGTTTCAGAGCTACCCACATAATAAACAAATCCTCTTGATACTCTAATACCATCCTCAAAGCGTATATCAGATACTGCTAATCCAAATCTGATTTCGTTCTCAGTAGCACTCTTAGTAACAGATACTGCACCTGAACCTAAGAATGTAAGTGTGTCGTTGAATTGGTCAGGTATAGCAGTATTATTATCATTAGAGGTATAGATAAACTTGAACTTATCATCCCCTGCAATATTAAAAGAGTCATTACCCGTAGTAAGCGTAATGCCGTCACTCGAAGTAATGCTTAATGTATCGTTGTAGGCATCAGCCTCTAAGGCTGTGCCACCTACAGATATCGTCTTAAACGCAAGATACCTTTGGTCTAAATCCGTAGAGCCTATAGAGCCTAAATGACCATAAGTATCAAGTCCTATGCTTTGTATTACATTACCCCCTGTGTTATATACATCAGCTTGTGAAGAGGTATCTTGATGTAAGATCGTAAAACTTGTAGTGCCTTCAGGTAATGTAGAAGATTCCCAAGTCTGAGATTCTACTCCCCAAGCATCTGTATTAGCAGATATCTGTTGTACCCCTTCAAAGGTAATTGCTCCCTTAGCACTTAATTCATTAATTACTGATTTACCATCTAATGTTAGTGAGTCAGTAAAAGTACCATTAGTAGCAGATACATTAGTAGCCGTTAATGTGCCTCCTGTTGTTAAGTTACCTGCAGTAAGTGTACCGCTAATAGTAACCGTATCTGTAAGATCAGCAGCAAAGTTAGGATAGTTTCCTGTGATAGCTATGTTACTACCTACTTGCGACCAAGTAACTATTTGGTCAGGAGAACTATTTGTGATTGTTATTGTGCGATTCGTAGATTGATTCGCTGAAAAAGTATTAGGATCTGATATAGTAATACCTGATCCCTGTGCAATAGTAAGTACCCCATCGTTGGCAGTACCTGCATTTATTGTGATTGTCTTAGTAGCTACATTAACAGATACTGCATCACCTGTTACTAATACATCTCCTGTAATACCTGCTACACTACTTACAAGTCCCTCTGCATCTAATATTTCTGATACATTGGCATCTACCTGTAGAATAGCCTCTCTGACTGCATCAAAGTCTTTTCTATTAGGTATCTTAGAAACATTAACTGCCATAAGTTGATTTAAAAAAGGCAGGCTTTTTAGACCTGCCCGTTATTGTTATTCCTCCTCAATCGGAGAGTAAGACCCATCATCCAAATTGACATTGATCTTTCCGTATTTATCTTCAAGTGCGGTCTTAGTCTTTTCTTGTTCTGCTAAGACTTGCTCTAAAGCGTGTAGGTACTGATGCTTTCTTGCTTCTAATGCACCTACTTCTTGGATGAACTGCACTTTCTTTTGCTCTTGGTCTTGGAGTTGCCCTAACTCTTCTTCAGTAATTTTACTCATAATAAAGAATTTAAATTCCTTACTAAGATACTAAATTTAGCGTAATGTGA